CATCAAAACCAGTCGTGATGTAGTTCGTGCCGCCAGCTGTGACGAGTTGGTAGGTTTTGAACAGGACCGCGATGGCGAGCCGGTCTGCCTCGTTCACGCAATAGTTCTGGAAACATTTCGCGGCTTCCGCGATGTCGGATGCTGTGCAAGTGAGTGGCATAATTAAGTCTCCATCGGGTAACGGTCCATTTCCTCATCGTGCCCGCCACGATCTTCTCCACCGCCGCCGTAGCCAGAGAACACGACTTCAACTTCGCCCGCGTCCTCGTCCACGTCAGTTACGGTGAACGCCAATTTCTCACCGGGCTTGCACTTTCGGTCGCCCAAAACGCTCTTGGGGATCGTGATGCTATCAGGCGATTCCTCGTCTGTGCCTGTCTCAACGTCAGGCTCGGGCATAGGCATAGCCATAAGATGAAGCCGACGCGGGACGGATATGAAACGCCCCGCGCCGACGATGAATTACGTGATCTCTTGGCAGAACGGATTCTGCTCGAAGTTTTGCGGAGCGTACGTATCTGGGCATGGCGTGCATCTCGGGGAATTGCTCAGACAGCCAGGTTCTCTGAGGTGAAGGATGCCACGAACGATTTCAGGTCTGACGAACTTGATGCCGGCCTGCATGTCGGTCCACCACAACCCTTGGTTCCCTGCGGTGTTGTCGATGGTGCATTCGTCGCCAGTCGTCGGATCGGTTGCAACGAAGCTGCGGTCACGGTTTCCGCCCAAAAAGTACCACTTCCCAAACAGGTCGCGGTTAAAAAATGGGGCTTCTGGTGATACGCTTCGCAGTGACGGCACCAACGCGATCATGGCGCTTGGATGCCAAATCGGACTGTACTGAATGCAGGCTTCTTCGTATGCCTGATCGAAGACCTTCTTCAAGCCGATGGTCGCCGCCGTGTTGACGTATGGAAACACCCGGCGCAATACGCCGCCACCGATATGGTTGAATCGCATCGGGTAGGCATCATAGCTAATGCCGAAGTTGCCAACCGCTGTGCTGAAGCCGTACTTGAACAACTCCCCACCCCTGATGAAATCAGTGAAGCGGTACTTCTCCGTCAACGCCGGATTCCCCTGTTCCAATTGCCAAGCGACGATTGGATCGGTGATGAGCTTCATCATGCCGCCCATGACGAACTTCTCCTGGAAATAGCCGTTGTACTGAAGCGGTGCCCATTGCCGCTGCAAATACGGAATCGTCAACTGGCTCTGCGGCACGTTGTCCGCGCTTCCCAAGTCAATCTCCGTGCAGTCCACGTTGAATGTCGTGCCGTCAATCGGAATGGCCAAGTTGCGGTCGTCGGCGATGTAAATGAAATCGGCTTTCTGAAGTGAGTTCCGCCGCATGAAATCGCTCTTGTACATTTTCACGATCTTCTTCAAGCCATCCACGATGCTGCTCACCTGCTGCTCGGCCAAGGCCCGCGTGTTGATCTGATCGAAGCACAGAGGCATCGTCTTGATGCGCTGTCGCGAATAGGTGTAGCTCTTGCGTGTGCTGCCCCACGACACGAGTTTGCTTGGCGGATTGCAGGCGTTATCAACGCACTGCTCATCCTCGAAATTCACTTCTTCCCAACACCCCGTCAGGTCCGGTGTCGCCACATGCACACGGTCCCACGTATGGCTCGTGCCCGTACGCGGCTCCCATTGCATCATTTCAATCTGGCCAACCCACGCATCGTCGTTGGGCATCCAGTCTTTTTCTACTTTCGCATCCCAATGCGGCGTTCTGTCAAACAAAAAATCAAAGTACGCATCACAGTTCCAGGCCATTGTACATCAAGTAGTTACGCAGGATGAGCGAATCAACGCAAAATCATGCAAGTTTACTGAGTGAGGGGGCCGTTCCTGCTGGCGTTCGCCAGTTTAGCGGTAGAAGAACCGCAAGCCTGCTAAAACATTTCGCCGTTTACTGCGTCTCGCCAGCCACGAGAACCGATCAGGCCGGATTTGAAGCCGATGAAGGCAACACGGTAACAAGAGCACCGGATGCGGAGGCGGTCAACTTCTTTCTTTCTTTGCCGAGTTTGATGGCGAGAGCGTGCTCAGGTGAAAGCCTTCTACCAGAGTGCGCCAATCTCATTCTTTCGCGGCTCTCTGCGCTCGCTTTTTTTCCTGTGTTAGCAGCCCGCAATTTCTCCGAAAATTCAGCGGACATTTTTCTTCCGAGATTCGCTGCGCGAAGTTTTGCTTTGTGCTCCTCGCTCAAATGTTTTCCGAACAGCGGGTTCTTTTCACCAACTCTCGATGCGGTGATCTTAGCTTTGTGTTCCTCAGAAAGTGATTTGCCTTTGAAAGCAGCGCCAATAGCTGCGCGGGCTTCATCTGTATGATGTTTTCCGCTCCACGGATGATTTGTACGCATTCTCTCACGAATCTTTTGTTTCTGATCCTCGCTCAATTTTCTGCCCCGATTCGCTGCCGAAATGTTTGCTCGATGCTCAGGTGACAGTGTTCTTTTCACTCCGCTTTCTCTTTCCTTTTTTCGTGCTTCCCGAAGTTTAATCCTGTGTTCTTCTGATAATGGTTTATCTCGAAACGCCGCACCAATCGCGGCCCGCGCTTCTGGCGTGTGAACTTTTCCTTTTCGTCCAAGCGCACACTTCGCACGCACTTCCTCGGTTGGATTCGTCATTCCTTCGCCGCCCTCCGTTACATTGACGACGCTCCATCCAAGCACGCGATACCAGTGAATGAACATTCGCTCCCATTGCTCCCATTCCTCGACGGGGATTTCGAGTAAAAGTTTGAGCGTTGGTTTGAGTCCGAGTTTGAGCAAACTTTCAATCCAGAACGTCTTTCTGGTGCGCTCCTTTTTTCGCTCCCAGAAATGCTGGTTATACCGCTGGCTAGGATGATTCGACTTCCCGATGTAGCAGTGTAGGTCTCCGGGGCGGGCATCGTATAGGACGTAAATCCAAGTGGTTTTGATACCCCCGATTGAAGCAAAACCGCGCTGGAAAATCAAGGAATAAGGGGCTTTGCGAGCGGCGTTTGCGTGCGGGTGTATTCGTCGATGATGACCGGATCAGGCAAGCGCACCATCGGCCACTTAAGCACAGCAGCATTGTCGCGGACGGGATCAGTTTGTCCGTAGTCCTGGCGCAGCGTCGTGAATTGCGGGTGCGAATTCCACCAGACGCCGTTGTAGAGGTCGCGCAGTTCTTCCTCGGGCAACTGAGGTTTTTTCTTTGACACGGGCACGAAGCTAGAGCGCAGGCGACCGTGAAGCAGGCGCACGGCTCCAGTGTGTTTCCAGACGAAGAACGGCCCGCCGATGCCGTCGCCGTAGGATTGGGCCAATAGGATTTCTTCGCGGGTCAGGAACTCCTTAATCAACGCATCGAAGTCCATAGCGCCAATGAGCGCGTCGGTGTCGAGCAACGCGAGCAAATCCCATTCGTTGCGACGGTTCAAGGCGTAAGCGAATGCAGCGGCCTGGGCGCACATCGAAAGCTGGCTGTACCAGACGTTATTATCGGTTCCGATTGGAATGCCGGCGTTGACGGTCGGCACGGGGATTGGAGAAAGCGATGGTTCAGACCAAGTGCCGCAGGCAACAAAACAGTGCGTCGGTGCGAGGAATTTGGTGACGCGCTCATGCCACGCACGCAAGCCGAACAATCCGTCGCCCATCTTGGCGGCGTCCTCGGCGTTGTTCCACCAGCTCGTTGTCCATGCCCAGACACGGATCATGGTTTGTCGTAAATCCAGCTTTGGCCCATGACACGGAGCGATTCACCAAACGCCTCGCGAGCAGCTTTTACCACGCCTGGGAAATCTTTGTCGTTGAAATCGTGGCCGGCGAGAATGCCGCCCGGACGCACCTTTGGTAGCCATGACGCGATGTCATCACGGCAGGATTCGTAAGCATGGTCGCCGTCGATGAACACAGCAGACAGGTCGTTCGCGACGAATGACGCAGCCCGCACGGATTCGCACCGCAATGGCACGATGATTTTTGTCAGATTTGATTGGCGCACGTTAGCATAGAAGCTCTCGAACAGCCCCTCAATGATGTCGCTGTTTCCGAAGTCCATCGTGTACGGCCACGGATCAATGGCGAGCAACGTGAGGCGCTTACCGCTGGCCCTAATGAGTTCGCCGAAGCAACACGCACTGCGCCCGAGGAAGCAGCCAATCTCGACTAGCGTATCGCCATCGTGCGCCCGCTCGACGAGCATTGCGTAAACATCCTCGAAATCGAAGAAGCCGCGAACGCCGGTCCAGTGCGGTGGATTTTGCGGGTAACTCATTTCAATCCCATCTTAACTCGCGCTCGGCCAGCCATGCGTGAGCGAGTCGTCGATTGTGCAGCGTTGACGGGTCTTCTGTATGGCTCAACCAATAGCTGCGATGTTCCTCGTGTGCAATAGCAGCGTGAAGCTCGACGCCCGTTGTGCTTTGCATGAGCAGGCGCAAAACCATATCCCACTCAGGAGCACCAAGCACCATATCAGGCATGGCATCTCCGTGAATCGCCCACCATTCAGGAGTGAAGGCGAAAAGATCGGCCCCTGGATGCTTCCGCCCAACGATAATATCCAGGCAACAAGGCGATTCCGGTAAGCGAACAAACTCATGGCGGCTCGCCCAGGCAGCATGTTCGACTTGGCAAAGCGTCTCGGTTAAACCCGTAGCGAGCACCACATCATCGTTAGTAAACACGATCAAATCGTTTTCGGTGGCGCGTTTTAGAGCAATCGCAAGTAGGTCTCGGAAGTACGGCAATGCGCGGGGATCGTGCAGCGTGTTCTTGGCGGTTCGCCTTAGCTGAATCTCCGTAATGGGAAGCGCCATCCAACGGCCAGTGCGATATTCCCGCGCCCAACTCGCGGCGGCAACGTCATGCCGTCGCTTGTCGTGGCCCCAACGCTGTCGCTGATTCCAGCAATGCACCAATCGTCTGGATGATGTCGCCTTTGCGCCTGTCGAAGTCTGAATATCTGACACGCAATCGTTGTCCCGCATAAGCAGGTGAACCGTGCCATGCCGAGGGATTCGAGGCAATCAAAGCGATGACGGGCAATCGCGGCGTTGCTTGTGCCGAGTGCAGCATGGCGCTGTCAACTGTGACTAGGCACGCGGCACGCTCAAACAGCGGCAGTAGAT